GCAGGTAAATCAATGCGTGCCGTAGGTAAAGTAGGAACTCCAGACGGTTTACCAGGTTGGGTTTTTGAAAATCAAACAGGTGTATTAGGTAAACTTTTAAATGGCTCTGTAGTTTGGTACGATGTAGCTACAGGATCTAAAGAAATATCTGTAATACCAGGTGGAATCACTTTGGGTGATGCTGAAGAATTTAGATGGGGATCTGCTATCTCAAATACTAGCACTGGTACTAATTATACTCAGGATTTTACAACTACAGATCCTCTTCCTTGTTCAAACAATATGGCTCAAGGATTAACTTTAAAATTAACTTCAGTAAACGCTGGAACTGGCGCTATAGAAGGAGTGCAAGTTATAAATGGAGGTTCTGGTTATAATGTAGGTGATTTAGTTACTGTTGTAGAAGCTGGTAGACCAGCTGGTTCTGTAGATGCTGTATTAAAAGTGCATAAAGTAGGAAAAGGAATACCAAGTGCTGATCAAGCTACTATATTTCATATTCAGGGATGTGGTGTGCTTCCTATAGCTGTAGATTATATTACAGCGCTAGAATCAGGACTTACAGAAGCTGACCTAGTAATATTAAAGTAAATATCTGATATATAGGTGACTATATAATTATAAATAACAATTAAATTAAATTCAATTATGGCAAAAGCTAAAAAAATAAAAAAAGAAGAATTAGAAAAAATAATTAAAGCTAAAACTGAAATACAAGATATACTAACAACCATAGGCTCTTTAGAGACTCAAAAACACAGTTTACTTCATAAAGTAGCCGAAGTTAATGAAGTTGTAGACGCTTGTAAAAAAGATTTAGAAAAAGAATACGGTCAGATTACTGTAGATCTTAAAACTGGTGAATATACTGAAATAGAAGAAAAAGAAAAAAAGTAATGGATTCAGTTATAAGAAAAATCAGTATTGGTTCTGATTATAAAAATGATGCTATGCATTATTCTGTTGGCCAACAAGTATATGGTGGTCACGAAATAGCTTATATTTTATTTGATGACTCTGATGGATCTTATAATATACATATAAAGAAAAACAATGAGGTATTGCCATGGAAAAAATTTAATTCTAACATGGCTATATCCGTTGAGTATGATTTAGAATATTAATGAAAAGTCTATACGATTTTATTGTTGAACCAGTTGGCAATAAATACAACAACACTGTTAACGTAGGTGATAAAAAATTAATTGTAAATACTAAAATTGAAAACTGGAAGTTTGTAAATAGGTTAGCTAGGGTTGTAGAAACCCCAGCTGCCTTTTCAACACCTATAAAGAAAGGTGCTATAATAATCATACATCAAAATGTTTTTAGAACGTTTTATGATATGAAAGGTGAAAAGAAAAAAAGCAGATCTTATTTTAAAGATGATAACTATTTCTGCGCAGTTGACCAAATATATTTATATAAAAATAAAAGTAAATGGAAAACTATAAATAATAGATGCTTTATAACACCTATAAAAAGCAAACAAGATCTAACGCTAGATAAAGAGGCGAACCTTATTGGTATACTTAAATACGGTAATAAGTCCTTAGAAGCGCTTAATATAAACCCAGGTGATCTTGTAGGGTTTACTCCTAACAGTGAATGGGAGTTTTTAGTCGAAGACAAACGACTATATTGTATGAAATCTAATGATATTGTAATTAAGTATGAATACCAAGGAAACGAAAAAGAATATAATCCAAGCTGGGCAGCGAGCAGTTGAAGAGTTAATCAAAGTAGCTAAAGAAGCTATTGTTGATTCAGATGATGATATATCAGCTGATAGACTTAAAAACGCTGCAGCTACTAAAAAGCTAGCTATATTCGACGCCTTTGAAATACTTAGTCGTATTGAAGAAGAAGAAAACCTATTAAATGATAAACCAAAAGAAGTTAAAGAACAAAGAGCTTTTAAAGGTTTTGCTGAAGGAAGATCTAACTAATGTACGAGCAGTCATTATATAAAGTTTTAAAAGACCACATAAAACCTAAAGTTCTTAAACGAATGAACAGGTATAACAAGTGGGAATATGGCTATAACAAAGAGCATGATATTGTTGTTATAAGCAAAACAGGTAAAATAGGGGATATATACGAAATACAAAACCTTAAAATAGCTTTACCTGAAAAAACAAAAGTACATAAATTTGAAACAGACAAATGGGAGTATACTGAGTATCCTAAAGTTTTAAGTAAAATAAAATCAGTATTTGACTGGGAAGAATATCCACTAGACTTTAAAGAGAAATGGTATGATTACATCGATAATGAATTTACTCGCAGAGAAGAAGGGTTTTGGTTCTATAATAAAGGTGTGGCTACTTACCTTACTGGTACTCACTATATGTACTTGCAGTGGAGTAAAATCGACGTTGGTAAACCGGACTTTCGCGAATCAAATAGATTATTCTATATCTTTTGGGAGGCTTGCAAAGCCGATGTACGTTCATATGGATTGTGCTACCTTAAGAACAGAAGATCTGGATTTTCATTTATGGCATCAGGCGAGGTGGTTAACCTGGCAACCATATCCTCTGACTCTAGATATGGAATACTATCGAAATCTGGACCTGATGCGAAGAAGATGTTCACGGATAAAGTGGTACCAATATCAGTCAACTATCCGTTCTTTTTCAAGCCAATACAAGACGGTATGGACAGGCCAAAGACAGAACTTGCCTTTAGAGTCCCAGCCACAAAATACACCCGTAAGAAGCTTGAAACAAACCAAACTCTACGCGAGCTCGACGGGCTCGACACTACGATCGACTGGAAAAACACGGGCGACAACTCGTATGACGGTGAGAAACTCAAGCTCCTCGTCCACGATGAGAGCGGTAAATGGGAACGTCCGACGAACATCCTCAACAACTGGCGTGTCACGAAAACGTGTCTACGATTAGGTAGTAGAATTATAGGTAAATGTATGATGGGTTCAACTAGTAACTCATTAGATAAAGGCGGTGATAATTTTAAAAAACTTTACAATGACTCAGACGTCACTCAAAGAAATGCAAATGGACAAACTCGCTCTGGACTATATAGCTTGTTTATACCTATGGAGTGGAATTACGAAGGATACATTGATTCTCATGGAATACCTGTCTTCGATACACCAAAAAAACCGAAGAAAGGACCTCAGGGTGAAAAAATTGAATTAGGTGTAATAGAGTATTGGGATAATGAAGTAGAAGGACTTAAACAAGATCAAGATGCTTTAAATGAATTTTATAGACAATTTCCACGCACCACAAAACACGCTTTTAGAGATGAATCAAAAGAGTCTTTATTTAATTTAACTAAAATTTATGAACAAATAGATTTTAATGAAGATCTTAAAAACTCTATAAACGTAACAAGAGGATCTTTTCAATGGCAAAACGCTAAGCAAGATACTAATGTTATATTTGTTCCAAATAAAAATGGAAGGTTTTTAATAACTTGGGTTCCTAATATTAATATTCAAAATAGAGTGTTTGTTAAAAATGGTTTAAAATATCCAGGCAATGAACACATAGGAGCTTTTGGTTGTGATCCTTATGATATATCTGGAACAGTAGACAAAAGAGGTTCAAAAGGATCTTTGCACGGTTTAACCAAATTTTCAATGGAAGATGCTCCACCTAATCATTTTTTTTTAGAATATATAGCTAGACCACAAACTGCTGAAATATTTTTTGAAGATGTTTTAATGGCTTGTGTGTTTTATGGAATGCCAATACTAGCTGAAAATAACAAGCCAAGACTTTTATATTATTTTAAAAAAAGAGGATATAGAGGTTTTGCTATGAATAGACCTGATAAAAAAAGAAATAAACTATCTGTAACTGAAAGAGAAATAGGTGGTATACCAAACTCAAGTGAAGACATAAAGCAAGCTCACGCAGCTGCTATTGAGTCTTATATAGAAAATTTTGTAGGTTTGTTAGAAACTGGATATGGAAATGTTTATTTTCAAAGAACACTAGAAGACTGGGCTAAGTTTAATATAAACAATAGAACTAAGCATGATGCTTCTATAAGTTCTGGACTAGCACTTATGGCTTGCAACAAGCATAGATATAGTCCTGTTAATGTGAGAACTATAAAAGCTGTAAATTTAGGTATAAAAAAATATGACAACAAAGGTGTCACATCAAAAATAATAAGTTAAATGAGTATATATACTAACACCAATAGCGCTTTTCCAAGCCAAGTAGTTAGCGACTTAGAAAAAGCTAGTATTGAATACGGCAGACAAGTTGCTCAAGCTATTGAAGGCGAGTGGTTTAATCAAGGCAGAAGCGGAGGTAATAGATATTTAACTAATTGGAATAATTTTCACCAATTAAGATTATACGCTAGAGGCGAACAGCCAATACAAAAATATAAAGATGAATTATCTATTAATGGTGATTTGTCTTATCTTAATTTAGACTGGAAACCAGTTCCTATTTTATCTAAGTTTGTAGACATAGTAGCTAATGGTATATCTCAAAAAGCATATGATATAAAAGCATATTCTCAAGATCCTAATTCAGTTAAAAAAAGAACTCAATACGCTAGTAGGCTTTATAATGATATGATAGCTAAAAGCTATTTAGAAAACTTAAAGCAAACTCTTGGAGTAGATCTATATCAAAGCACTGATGTAGGAACTTTACCTGAATCAAAAGAAGAGTTAGAGCTGCACATGCAATTAAGTTACAAGCAATCAATTGAAATAGCTGAAGAAGAAGCAATTTCTAGTATGTTTGCTCAAAATAAATTTGATTTAATAAAACGAAGAATAAACTTAGACTTAACAACAATAGGTATATCAGCTTGTAAAACAAATTTTAACACAGCTGAAGGAATAACTATAGATTATGTTGATCCTGCTTACATGGTTTATTCTTATACTGAAGATCCTAATTTTGAAGACGTATATTACGTAGGTGAAGTAAAATCAATTACAATACCTGAACTTAAAAAAGAATTTCCTAATATATCTCAAGAGGAATTAGAGCGTATACAAAAAATGCCAGGAAATAGACAATATATAACTGGTTGGGGTAATTACGATGAAAACACTGTTCAAGTTATGTACTTTGATTATAAAACATATCACAATCAAGTATTTAAAATAAAACAAACAGAGCAAGGATTAATGAAGGCTATTGAAAAACCAGACACATTTGATCCACCTGAAAATGAAAACTTTGAAAGAGTTTCAAGATCAATAGAGGTTTTATACAGCGGCGCTAAAGTACTAGGAACAAATACAATGTTAAAGTGGGGTTTAGCAGAGAATATGTCTAGACCTATGTCAGACACTACAAGAGTTAAAATGAACTACGCTATTTGTGCTCCAAGAATGTACAAAGGTAGAATAGAATCTATAGTAAGCAAGTGTATTGGATTTGCAGACATGATACAACTTACTCATTTAAAACTACAGCAAGTTATGTCTAAAATGGTTCCAGATGGAGTTTACTTAGACATGGACGGATTGGCTGAGGTTGATCTTGGAAATGGTACTAATTACAATCCGGCTGAAGCTCTTAACATGTATTTTCAGACTGGTTCTATAGTTGGTAGATCTCTTACGCAAGATGGAGATATGAATCCTGGTAAAGTTCCTATACAACAATTAAATGGCTCTAGCGGTGGTGCAAAAATACAAAGCTTAATTACTACGTATCAATATTATTTACAAATGATACGTGACGTAACAGGTCTTAATGAAGCTAGAGATGGTAGTACACCTGATAAGCAAACATTAGTTGGACTTCAAAAATTAGCAGCAAACGCCTCTAACGTTGCAACAAGACATATTAAGCAAGCTAGTTTGTATATAACTTTAAAAATAGCAGAAAATATATCTTTAAAAATAGCTGACGCTTTATCTTTTCCTTTAACAGCTGAGTCTTTAAAAAATTCAATTTCAACATTTAATGTCAATACATTAGAAGAAGTAATTAATTTAAATTTGTATGACTTTGGAATATTTTTAGAATTAGAACCTGATGAAGAAGAAAGAGCTCAACTAGAACAAAACATACAGGCATCTATACAGCAAGGCGGTATAAATCTTGAAGACGCAATAGATTTAAGACAAATTAAAAATCTTAAACTAGCTAATCAAATGCTTAAAATAAAACGTAAAGCTAAATTAGCTCAAGATCAATTAAATCAACAAGCTAATATACAAGCGCAAGGTGCTGCACAGGCTGAAACAGCTGAGAAAACAGCTATGGCAGAAGTACAAAAACAAGAAGCTATATCAGCTTCAAAGGTTCAGTATGAAAGATCTAGAACTCAAATGGAAATAGAGAAAATGGAAATTGCCTCTCAATTAAAACAATTAGAGATGCAACAGCAGTTTAATTACGATCTTCAATTAAAACAAGTTGAGTCTCAAACCGTGTCTCAAAAAGAACAACAAAAAGAAGATAGAAAAGACAAGCGTATAAAAATGGAAGGTACGCAGCAAAGTGAAATGATAAGCCAAAGAAATAATGATGGCTTACCAATTGATTTTGAAAATCAGCCAGATGCTGAAATGAACGCGTTTATGTAAAACGTTATTTAATTATTTAATTATATTATATTATGTCAGAAGTAAAAACAAATGAACCTGTTAAGCAGGAAGGTGAGTTTAAGTTAAAAAAGAAAACAACACCTAAGAAATTAAACGAAACCAAGGATAACGTAACTAAAATAAACGTAAATCCTAAAGAACCATTGGTTGAATTAGAGCCAAATGTTAAAAAAGTAACAATTCCAAAACAAGAAGAAAAAAAA